GTTTTATAACAATCAAAAGGTGCCATCAAAAGATTAATTTTGCTCGGGAAGTTTTCTTTAAGAAATTAAGTTCCATTGCCTCATAACGAATTTTTTCTTTCAAAGGTTTTGAAATGAGTTTAGGTACAGATTCTACATCAATATTATTTTCTTCGCAAAAGAAAATAATCGCATCGATGTAATTCATTTCTGGATTATATCGAACAAGATTTTCAATTTCTTGTGCAAACTTAGATGGGCAGAAAAACTTACTTTCTAATACTTTTTCTAATTCATTCTCCATCTGACCTAAGACTGTAATATACAAAACTTTAAAAGCAAACTTATTCTAAGTATATCAAGTTATTTTGATTATGTCAATTCCGCTAATTTGTCATTCACAAATTTTCTTATATATTGAGTAAGAAGTTTTAGATATTTCTTTTTATCTCTTTCTTCATAAACAACACACTCACCATCTTCACAAGACATTATGATTACAAATTTTTTTACAACTAGTCCAGTGAGTTCATAAAGCATTGCTGCATATGCTGCACACTGAACGAAATATCCTTCAATCCAATCTCTTGGTTTTGGTTGCTTTGAAGTCTTAAAGTCAATAATAGAGAGTTCACCATCAAACTCTGCTATACAATCACAAGTACCAGCAATACCAAGAATTTCACTATATAATGCTCCCTCAAGAGCACGGATACTATTTATACGATTTAAATCTTTCTTTGCAATCTTAAAAAGATGTTCAGAAATGGGTTGTACTGAAGGTAGATCATTATTATACAAATAATTTTCTACAAGAGTATGCATATCAGTTCCACGACTGGTTGCCTTTCTTGTAATCTTATCTGCTTCTTCCTCTCCTACTCTTTTTCTCCAAGCATTAAAGAAATCTTTCTTATAATGACTAATAACTGAAGTGATGGATACTAGTTTTTTATTTCCTGATGGAAGTTTATAATACCTCACACCATCTACCAGTTCCCTTTCAAGAACTGGTAGATCCAATTCTATATGATTAAAACTCATACACCAACTTCCATTTTAGCAAGAATATATTCTTTAACAAGACCAGAACGAACAATGTCATCTACACCAAATTCAATAATATCAATTGATGGCATAATACGAAGAACTTTCATAAAATCGATAATTCCATTTTTTTCATTTGTTCTTACTAGGTCACTTTGTGTCGCATCACCACAGAACATAATCTTACTGTTCTCGCCCACACGGGTGATAATAGAATCTAATTCGTGATAGTTTAGGTTTTGAAATTCATCTACGATAATGATTGAATTGTCCAGAGTAGTTCCCCGAATAAAAGAAGTACTCCAAAAACCAATCGTTCCTTGAGTTTTGAGATTTCCATAGAGCATCTCAAAATCAGCGTCTGTTGGAAGAGAAAACATATACTTTACCATATTCTTATATGGAATTTGGTAAAGAGAAGATTTATCTTCGTGATCACCTGGAAGAAAACCAATTTCTCTAGTAGCAACAAGAGACCTTACGATGTAAATTTTTTCATAAGGACTTCTTTCATCTAGAACATCTTGAAGTGCGTTATAGAGAGTAATAAATGTTTTACCTGTACCTGCACATCCATAAGCTACGATATTCTGATTTTTATCGTATGCTTCATAGAGTTTTTTCTGACTCTCAGTGAGAGGTTCAATCTCTCTCATTAAATCGAGATTGATTGGTTTTTTCCTCTTCATCTGTTTAGCAGTCATCCCAACACCAATTGGTTGGTCTTCTCCTCTTTTTCTTCTTGCCATATAAAAATTAGATTGGTTTTACTTTTGATCCTGGTGCTTTACTTGCTTTAGACAATACATCATTCCAACCAGGATGTTTACTCACAAGTTTGTTTTGCCAGTCACCGACTTCACCGACACTGGCACAACCTTGACTCCAATCTTTGTCCCACTCTGGATTTTCTTTTCTCCAAGTTTCATACTCAGCAACTGACATTACCAGTTCTTTTGTTTCACCAGTTGTCAAATTTTTAACAGGATATGTTGGCAATTTAAACCTCCATCGTATGTAAGGATATTTATTCAAGAGTAAGTGATGGTGCATCTTCACATTCAATGCAATCAATACATTCACTAACATTTGGATTTTTTTTGAAAAAATTATCAAGTTCTTCTTGAGTAAGAAGAACTTTAAAAATATGTCCAGTTAAATGATCTTTTAAACACCAAGTTTTCATAGAAATTAAGGAGATAACCTTGCTTTATGTAGTCTTTTCTCTTCATAATATTTCCAGACGTTTGGTGCCCATTTTTGTAGTTCTGGAGAAATAGCATCGCAAAGTGCTTGAATCTCAAGTTGGGCATCAAGTTTAGATCGAAGATCCATAAAGTGAAGAACAGAACGTAGGTTAAAAGAAACTACAAAGTTCTGACGAATTGCTTGCGGAAGATAATCACGAATGTGTTCTTCACACATACCTTGCTCATAATATTCTGCATACTCTTCACACTCACTTAGAATGTGTCCTAATTTGCGTTGACGATGTTCAGCAGTCCATTCATACTTCTTACCCTTGCGATTGGTGTAGAATCCCTCAGGACGCACGTAAAAGACTTCTTCAACGTCAAGTTCACGCTTAGCAACTTTGACTACACGTTTTCCAGTATAACGTTGAGATTGAACGTCCCAACTAGTACCAATACGATGAGTTCGTGCCTGAACAATTACGTTATGCACAAATCCAGAACAAGAAAAAGTAATTCCTGGGTGTTCTAATGGTCCCCAATGACCACGTTCATTTGCAAGGAGTTGTTCAACGATCCATTCCCCGCATTTTTGTACTTTGGGAACATCAACTTCGTGAATAGGAACTTCAGAGTAATCACCTTTTCCTGCTTGCCAAATTACTTGCTCTGGAATCGGATAACATTGAAGTTTTACCACCTGAAGTCTTTTATCAAGTTCAAGTAGATCTTTTGCTTTTACTGGTTTCATTTTTTCATTCATCGTCGTCATAAAATACTTCGTCGTAATCTGTTAAGTTGTTGGTAATTTCTTCGTAATTATATTGTGGTCTGTCTCCTAAATCAAGTTCTTCTTTTAACGATTGAACAAGTAGTTCAAGATTTCTTACAATCAATTTTAGTTTTTCTTTGTTCATTTAGTAGAACTCTCACCAATCCAATTATAGACAAAAAAAGAGGGAAAGTCAAGTTCCCCTCTCACTCTTAAAAACTTTTTCAAACCATTCCACTAAATGAATTCCATAACAGTGCCAATACTTAACTCCTCTATATGTTAGAAGATAACAAGCAGGGTTTCTGTTGTCTGGATCTTTTTCGTGATAAAAATCTTCAATCACGCCACTTGTGGTCTTTTTGCCATATTTAGTTCTGCATTATAAAGTTTAGCAGTTTTCTTACTCTTATTTTTGAGATATGTTACAAATGCGATTTTCATATCATTTACCTCCTTCAGTCTTGGTGAACTTTACTCCACGGTAAATTTCATTATGCTGTTGAGGTTGTTGCTGTTCTTGCTGTTGCTGGCGACGAACTTCAGTGTCATATGAGACACCACGATATACTACTTGTGACATTAGGTTTGCTCCTTTACTAAAAGTAAATTTGCGTTCCTTCAGTCGGCTTTTGCGTATTAAGAATCCTAATAAATTAATTTTATTAAGAATCCTAATATGAACGATCCGTTCCGAGTCGGCTTACTTCCGTCACATAATGTGATGAACGATATTAATATTTACCGGAAATTTTTGTATCTTTTAATACAATTATCTTTCAATATAACTCAATGTATGACTTGTTGCAGATAACTGCTGTATTATTACATCACATCCAATCTTTGGTTGGCAATCGCCACAGGTATAAACATCCACTGCTGCCTTACCTTCTTCTGGCCAAGTATGAATTGAAATATGACTTTCCGACAACAAACAAATTACAGTGACTCCTTGAGGTTTAAACTTTTTTGAAATTGTTTGAACTACTGTTGCTCCACTAGCAATTGCTGCGTTTTCTAGCAGATCTATAAGACAATGCTCGTCATCCAAAAGGACAAACGAGCATCCGTATAAATTTAAAAGATAGTGTTTACCCATTATTCAAGTGCTTTCGAATCTATTCCATATTCATTTATTAGTTTATCAATTTTAGTCTCTTTACCTGATAACTTTTCAATTTCAAATATTGATGACTTTTGATACTTTTTAAGTTTTTTATATTCTTTGATTATTTTATTTACTTCATTGTTGCGAATATAAAGACGTATTTCTTTGTCTTTCTTTTCATTAATAAACCCACCAAATCCTTCGTTCATTTTCTCTTTTTCTTTTCTGGTTGCTTATATCCCCATAGTTTGGGACTTACTCTTCCATATCCAAAATCAATTTTTTGAATCGAATTTGGTCCAAGTCTATCATAATAAAAATCAAAAATACGAACTCTGGATCCTCTTACCAAGTCGATACAATTATTACCATCTTCTTTATACCAAATTAAATATGCATCTGTTGGAAATGAAGGATCTTTTGTTTTTTCTAGTATAGTTTTTTCAAGAAGAACGTCACATCCATATTCATGTGGCAGAATATTATTTTTATTTTTCTTATTTTCTGCCATCTTTTTCTTTTCCTCTACTATTACACTCATGAACGACCACCCCAAAGAATGTCCGGATATGCTTCTTTTACATTTTCAAAAGATACTTTATATTTATCGGTAAGTTTTTTATCTTTAACCAAAATTAGTATTTCTGCTTCTTTTGGATGAAGACCCCTCAAAAGATTAATAAACATCATTTCTCTACGAATTGACGTAAGTGAGTCATTTCCGCCCTTAACGTAATGATAAAGGTTTTGCCATTCTTTTCTGAGAGAAGTTTTTCCTCTACCGTCAAGATCTTGTCCAGTAGCAGACTCCCCACCAATAGATTCTTTCTTTAGATTGTCCGAAAGTGTTCCAGAATAAACAGATTGTTCATCGGCATTTCCATAAGGAACTTCTCCTTCAGGCAACATTGAAATTACGCTGTCATCAAAATTCCAAATAAAAATTGATTTTAGAGAATCATGTTCATAAGTTTTAAGTACTTCAACTTTTTTAGTATTAGTCCTTTGCTTTGATGTAAGTTCCAGTACTTCATATGCAAAAGGATTTGTTGGAAGAGAAACAATAGGAATTTCAGTTGTCGTCCTCTTCTTCGTCTTCGTCGTAGTCATAATAGCCTTCATTTTCAAATCTTACGCTTACAATTTCATCAGGAATTACCTGACCATTTTCGTCAAAAAACTCTGGATGCAAGTACGGAGTTCTTGTCTCCAAAAGGTGCCTATAAACTAACCACCCAAGTATACCACCAACCATAAAAAAGAGCAAAGTGAACATTACAGTGAATGTAATTACATATGCTGATTCCATTTTGTTTCTCCAGAGAGTTTATTTCTTCCTAACATCAAAGTGAAATTCTATAAAAAAATGAAGCTCTCTGCGGAAGAGAGAAATCATTTTACCAAACTTCACTTGAAAAGTTTTTGGTTTTGATTCCTTTCTCCTCCTATTTCGTAGTAGTAATTCAACACCCCGATTAATATGGAGTTCATTGTTATTTAGTTTGCTTTTTTCTGCGCCCTGGTCTCCTATCATAATTATATCTCCAGGCATCTTCAAGAATACCATAAAGGTAGTTCCTTATTTTTCTTGCTTGAGGTTTTGGAATATGCCCATAAGCCTCTCTAAGTTGTTTATGATTATTGTCTGCTCCACCTTCAAGATATTCATCCAAATCCATTACCAATTCGCTAATGTTATGTGCCGTGGTGCTTTCAATAAATGTTTCAACTTCTATTTTTTTGGTTCCACGAACTTTTAGATAATCATAAAACTTCAAAACAAACTGACCATTAAATGCATAATCAATTGCTTTTTCTACATCAGAATAAACTTCGTGAACTGTTGATTCCATTAAACTAAACTTTGCTCCTTTAGGTATTGGACAGTATCAGTGCATCCACCAAGATGTTCTTGGTCATTTAAAATAACTTGAGGGAAGGTTGACCCTTGACCAAATTCCGCGTAAAACTGGTCTCTTTTGAAGTCTTCATCGAGAGTATAAACAACATACTCAAGACCTGCTAAGTTTAGCACTTGCTTAATCTTATCGCAATAAGGACAACCGTTTTTAGAATAAACTGTAAATTTCATAGACTTTATAAAACTTAATATTATATATTGATTGGTTTTGCTTCACTTTCCGGAAGACAAATTTGTTGTTGAAGTGGAGGTAAAGGTTGTTTCCCTTCAGGTAATCCCAGTTGACCTGGAAGTTGTTTATCAGTTGTTGATGTTACATCAATAACTTGATCCAAAAGAAATCTATCTTTTCGATATGCTCTATTTGCTGGATTCAATCCCACCATCATTTGAGCATCTTCTAAAGTAGAACATTCGCATACTTTTTTACCAGTATTAGTGTTAATTACCGAATAATACTCATTCATTCTTTTTTGAACTGGTTGACTTATTATAGTCTTTTTTCGGTATCCTGTAAAGTCCTGGCCAAGTGTCTCTGATAATATCTCCGAGTTTATAAGGTGTTGTTGATGTTATCATAATAAGGATAAAAGAAAAAGAAACATACCAAATGATATGAATAATATAAGTGTGATTAACATTATTGTTCGTAAAGTTTTTCTAACCTTTCTCTATCTAGGTTTACATATAAAAGTTCATCACCTGGTTTTGGTTCTTCTGGATGTTTGGTTCTTTTGAGTCGGTTCATTTCCTCATTAATGAATTTAATATTGCTCCACATAAGAGCAAAGGCACCTCCTGCTATTATAGCAAAGAATGTGAGGTATAGGAAGGGTAGTAGGGAGTTCATAGTTTTTTGAGATTTTCTACTAATGTTTGGAGTTCTTGTAGGGATGCGTCGTTTTTTAATTTATTTGCCCTCAAAGACACTACCCATATATTTCCCTTAACATATCCAAGTTCTGGAATAATTTTATCAAGGGAAGGATTGTTTGGTGAAGTTTTATCAGTATTACTTTCTAGTTTTATACCAAGTAGAGGGCAAGTTTCTGGAATAATAATATCACTCAATTCAATATTGAATGGTAAATTATTTTTCTTTGCCCTATGTCTTGCCCTTGCTAACATCTTATATTCAACTGACTTTGATACTGCGTTAGGGTCAAATCTTTTTTTATTAGTTTCAACGGATCTTTCTCTACGAAGACATCCACAAGATTGTGTTTTTCCAGAAACTATTTCGTGTCTTCTAGTTGTGGTAGTTCTACCACCACAAGAACAAGAGCACTCACATAAAACATATTTTTTACAAGGAGATTGATACTCTCGTAAGATAGTCAATCTCCCATAAGTATTACCAACTAAACTTTTTCTTACACCATGAGTCATAACAATACCTTTGATAACTATTATTATTTATAAAAATAAATAACTCAACGAAGGTATTATAACATAAAAAAAGACCC